TAGATCGGCCAACATGTCATTTGCATCGCGATAGCGACAACGTCTGGAGAGGTCAGTGGTTGGAGCATGAACGAATGCCGATTGAGTTCATCCCACTAGAGGGCTGACCTCATGTCGCATGATGCTGCACTTACTCTTAAGATGTTCGGTCTACAGCGGACATGTACTAATGTTGTCCTCAAGGGACTGCTAACAAATTTCTTTGTGGTCAGCTGCGAGCAAGGCCGCGAATGGAAGCATGGCAAAATTGGCCCCTCTGGTGAAGACATCCAGGCTATTGTCTGTTGCTTCCGAGAGCCACTAGCTTGGCTAGTGTCGATGTACCGATGGAGTTTTTCCGACGATCTCCACGGGTGCCCTCATTTCGATAAATCGTGGTCGTTCGCAGAATTCCTGGTCAACCGGCATTACGACTGGCCGAATCCACTCAGTCGTTGGAATGAAATCAATCGACACTATCTAGAGTGGCTTCATGCTCACCCGAAGCGTGGTATTGCTGTACGGAGTGAAGATATGATGTCCATTGAGAGCGCATGCCAGCAGTATTTACGTATTGGTGCTCACTTCTCGCTATGGCTACGATCCGACCGAGTTCACGTATTTACGAATCGTGTAGATAACACGCAAGCATTGACGCCCTCGCCAATGAACTACGGCTACTACATGCAGCGGCAGTATCTAGCCGAATACACCAATGAACTCCGATCTGCTATCGTTCGTAATGCCGACCAGTGGGTTGTAGATCAACTTGGCTATAACAAATACCTACATGAGGGCTAAAGATGGCGTTACAGCATCCTTTGTTAGCTAGTCGGCGAGAACTTGAAGATTTCAGCCGACGTCGTGCTACTGGTGTCTATTATGGTAATTATCGATTACTTTGTCGGCTGCTTGGTAGTTTCCCGGCCTTTGTGGATTCGCGAGACTTGATGTTTGGCCCTCGCCTGGTATTAGATGGCTACTGGGAAGCATGGGTCACCCTAGCTATGGCTCGATATCTGCGACCTGGTATGTGGTGTGTCGATGTTGGAGCAAACTATGGCTACTATACGTTGCTTATGACCGCTGGCTGTGGTTCTGAAGGCCGGGTTGTAGCCTGCGAGCCGAACCCGCTCTTAGCCGAAACATACCTTCCGCAGACACTGTACCTCAACGGGTTCCGCTTTGTCGAAGTCTGCCCGAAGGTGATCGGCAACCTAGACGACCAGATGGTCGATTTTGTGTTGAGCGAAGGTGATTACGCTACGTCTTCACTGGAGCGCTGGGCTTATACTCACCGCCAACAGACCATCAAAGCCCCTATGATCACTCTCGATCGACTTTGTGCCGACTGGTCACGGCTTGACCTTATTAAAATTGACGCCGAGGGCGCAGAAGCTCTCGTTTGGGAAGGCATGCAGCAGACATTGCATCGCTTCCCAGGCGCAGCCGTCGTCCTAGAGCTACATTTGCAACGTGACCCACCGCAAACGCTAAGTCTACTACACCAGATCAGCCACGCTGGCTACTCACTCCGCGCGATTAATTATGAGGGCGACATTGTCCTGACCGATCCAAATACGATCTTTGCTCAGCCACAAGAGCACTGGACGCTGTGGCTGCAAAAATGATGCGTTGGGGTTGCGGTTACACTGCGCAAAGTTTATACTCGACATTAGCTACACGTGTACATAATCTATCTTGTTGGAGAACGTATGGTCAAAAGCACTCTTGCATATTTGATGGAAACTCACGTTGGCGCCCGTGATGCAGCAACATTATTGGACGTCTCTCGCCAGCGAGTGGTAGTGCTCTGTCAGCGAGGGCGACTGCCAGGTGCAGAGCTAGCGTATGGCCGGTGGTGGATTCCGCGCTCAGCCATCGAGGCACGCCGGAAATCTATGGCTAACCACCAGGCTAGGCAATCGGTGCGATAGCACGCCTCAACCGACCTGTGCCGGCTTGCCACAAGCCGGCACAGAAAAACTTAAAAAATTTTTGCTCCAGGGGTTGACAGGCGGTAACCAGTACGCTAGATTGATATTGTCATCAGTGATCTGGTGATGGCAGCCGCAGCCGATGATGCGGCACGCATGGCATGGGAGGGAGGAAGAGTATGACAACCGCAATTGCAACTGGTATTAATGCACGAGTCCGACTGGCTAATTATATTAGAGAGCACGGGCCAGTACGGACAATTAGGGTTTCGTCAGTACGCGGAAAAACTAAGCGGTATCCGTATTGGGCTGCATCTCGGTATCAAATTGAGCTATCACGTGATGGTATCCCTGCTCATCGATCGGTAGGGGGTGGTCCTACACTTGATCGTCGGAGCTACCGGCTCGCTGAACAAGACGCAGCGGCAATAGCCGCTGAGGAGGGCCGTATTCTCGTCGATTGGCGAATTGGTCCACTCGACGAACGACAGTGTGAGTATATTTTACAACGTGTAGGAGGTTAACAATGGAATCCCCAGAAGAACGCATTGTTAAGGCTGCCGGTATTGGTCGAATTGGCCCAGATATTGTCTGGGACGATTCGACCAGGGAAGGTCGGATTTTTGGCAAAATCTGGCGCAGCGCTCGCCAATGGGACTGGCTCGAAGTCGAGATTTTGTTGAATCGACTATACGCAATGGTAGGAGCGAAAAATAAGCACACAGGGTACGCCTTCCACGTCGGAAGGCACCCATTGCTGGAGCATATTCAATCGATGGAAGTAACGTATGATTGGTGATAGCATTCGCCCGGGTGAGTAGCTCGGGCGGGTTTTACACACTATTATGAGGAGATTGTTGTGGACGCTCGAATCAAATGGGCTGTCATGGCCCAGCTTCGGAGGGGCAATCCATCGCTCCCTCCAAAAGCTAAAGTAGGTACACACCAACGGCGGCTAGACACCGCCATCGCGATCGCACAGGTCGCGTTTTCGGGAGATCGGAATCCCCGAGACTGGGCAGCCATGGTGCTTCTTTCCCCCTCGTATGAGAAGGGGGACCCAATGTACAAGGACCTTTGTCAACGTCTAGCTCGTGCCATCTGGCATGAGCAGCCAGATGAACTTTTGGCTGATTGCTGGTTCCACCTTTACACAAAAATCGATCTCTCTACTGATTGTGGATTTGCGCCAAAAGAGTGGGACGATATCCTTCCGACTAACCCCACAACAAATACCATCCAGCTGAATGGTATTTCAGAGTTCCGGCGTGAGCTACTTAAACTCGCAGCAGAGATTGACGGGAGTTTTGCGCTGCAGGATGAAGGCATAGTCCCGACTCCATGTCTGACGGGTCGTTCCGTCAGACTAATCAACAGGCTCGCCAGCATGAAACTCCCAATCCCAACATATCGGGGGCGGGAGTACGAAGATGGGCAGGAGCTCTATTACTACGCACTTCTTCGCTATTTCCTCTTGCACAGCCGTGGTGACTGGGCTGCTCGGACAGCTCGGTATATCGGAAACCATTTCATCACCCGCTCGATGACGAGCGGCCACATTTACGGTTTTGGTGTCCAGGGGCAAGCTCGCCCCTGGGACACAAGAAAGGAAATTCTCCGTCTTGAGCTCGACCCCCGCATCACAGCGGGGGCTGATCAATGGCTCGTGTCCGATGTCTATAACGTCCTGGCACGAGCGATCGCGTGATGTCTACTTAACCCAACTAAGGCGGACGCTGTCTGCCTAGTCGGGTATTTTTTATGTTATTCGTTCAGGAGATTATTATGGATGTAAACATCAAATGGGGCGTGATGGTTCTGCTACGGCGGTATAATCCCGCATTGCCACCGCTTGCTAAGGCAGGGCAAGCACAGCGTCGGCTCGACGTTGCAATTGAGGTCGCATCGGACGCATTTTACACGGGATTCCGTGATTGGGCAGCTCGAACTATTCTCACCCCCTCACGTGGTGGGCGTGACCCAATGTACGTATATCGTGACCCACTATACGTACATTTAGCCAATCGGCTCGCCGACATAATTTGGAATGGAGAGAAACCAAACTGGCGCCACGTCGAGGCGTGGTGGCATCTATATACACAGCAAATAACTGAGCCCCCGTACCGACGAGGGTTCGAACCCCGGGGCTGGGAAATTGTAGCTTCTGACACATATCATCGTGACCGCTTCCCGATATGCTACCTCTCGTCATTCCAGCGTGAATGGCTAAGGTGTGCCGGAGAGGTCGATGGGAGCTTCCAGGTATCTACCTGGGAGAAAGAAAATAAGGAATATTACGACCTTATCAGAACCCCTTACTTCACTTCACGGGCTATCCGGTTAATCAACCGGGTAACAAAAAACTGGAATCTTCCGCTCCCCACATATCAGGGGCGTGAATATGTGGGGGGCAAATCGCTTCCCTACTTCGCACTCCTGCGGCTATTCTTGCTCCGTGGTCGTAGCGATTGGGCGTGTAGAGTCGCTCGATACATCGGGCGAACTTTTGTCCATCGCCATATTCCCTCGGGTCGTATTTACGGCCCCTGGGTTGAGGGCCGAGCGGGGCCCGGTAAACGCAAACTTCACATCCTGAGTCTGCACATCGATCCCCTCATTACAGAGGGGGCTGATTTCGACCTTGTGTTCAAGGCGGAGTCGGCCCTTGGAGAGGCCATCCGGTAACGTGTCTATTCCCAGCTAGAACGGATGTTGTCTGCTCTAGCCAGGAATTTTTTTGCAACTTACTCCAACGAAAGAGGTGTACATTTGAACATGCTCACTAAGGTTCAGCGTGGTCGAGTAGCACGGCCACCACGAATTCTTGTGTATGGCACCGAAGGCATCGGCAAATCGACTTTCGGATCGCAGGCTCCGAACCCAGTCTTCATTCCGACCGAAGACGGGCTCGACGGAATCGACTGTGCTAAATTCCCGCTCGCTACATCCTATGAGGACGTGGCCTCAGCCCTCACGGAGCTAAAGACGCAACCGCATGATTTCGAAACTATAGTCATCGACTCGCTCGATTGGCTCGAACGCCTGATCTGGGATCGTGTCTGTCAGGAAGCCGGGGCGAGGTCGATCGAAAAGGTCGATGGTGGCTACGGCAAAGGCTATATGTACGCCCTCACTCACTGGCTTGAGGTCGTCGATCAGCTAAACTCGCTCCGTAACGATCGCGGGATGGTAGTTTTGCTGATCGCCCACGCTAAGGTAGAGCGATTTGAGGACCCCGAGGCTACGGCGTATGATCGCTACACGCCTCGGCTGCATAAATACGCCGCCTCGCTCATTACGGAATGGTGCGATGCGGTGTTGTTTGCGACTCGTCGCATGCGAACACAGACTGAGGATGCCGGCTTTGGTCGTAAGCGGACCATTGCTCATGCCATCGGCAAAGATGGTGGTGATCGCATCCTTCGTTGTGTGGGCGGTCCCTCGTGTGTAGCGAAAAATCGCTACGGAATCACTGAGGAACTTCCCTTGTCCTGGGCGGCATTTGTGGCTGCCCTTACTCGTAACTCTAACCGAAAGGAGAGTAACAATGGCTGACTTGAGAGGATTCGACGCGAATGAAGTTGATCCTGTGATCAACTATGCCCCCATCCCTGCGGGCAACTACCTGGCTGTCATCATCGAGTCGGAAATGAGGCCGACAAAGTCTGGCACTGGTAGCTATCTGCAGCTAACGTTTGAAATTGTTGAGGGGCCATATCAAGGGCGGCGATTGTGGTCACGGCTCAATCTCGACAATCCCAACGCCGTGGCGGTGCAAATCGCTAAGGCAGAGCTGGCATCTATCTGTCGAGCCGTCAACGTGCTAACTCCCAATGATTCGATCGAACTACACGATATCCCGTTGGTAATCCATGTCCGGTGTCGGAAGCGACCAGACACCGGCGAGTTAGTCAATGACATCAGAGGCTATTCGGCCAGGAACACAGAGGCTGAAGAGCTACCTGCTAAGTCGTCCACAAGTAATGTTACTCCACCCTGGAAGAAGCGATAACTACATAGATAGGAGAACATGACATGGCGAAAACTATAGCTATCGGGCCCGAAGTGACCAATGGTGCGGCGGTAGAGATCGAGCGGTCGATTCCTTACCGCGTCGAAGTGACTATTCGTGGTGAGGCTGACCTACTGTTCCACCGATGGAATTGTGAGGCAGTCGAAGCGAAGGCCAAAGCTGCCAAAGGATCGACGGCGAAGAAAACCGACGACGTCGAATCCTACGTCTACCGCAACGACGAAGGCGAGCTCTGCCTACCAGGAGAATACGTAAGGCAGGCAGTAATTGGAGCGGCGAAGTTTCGGCAAGACCCGAGGTCACCGAGGAAATCGGCTGTTGACTTGGTTAAGGCGGCGATAGTCAGCTTGACACCATTAGCAAGTCTTGGCGTCACGGAGTGGGACTACGAACACCGCTGTCGAGTGCAGGTGCAGCGCAATGGCGTAACACGTGTTCGGCCAGCAATGCGTGCTGGTTGGCAAGCGTCGTTTGTTCTCATGGTCAATTTGCCCGAGTATGTCTCACAAGAGATGTTATTGGGACTATTGACCGATGCTGGCCGACTGATCGGTGTCGGCGATTTCAGGCCGACGTATGGTCGATTCCAGGTCGTTTCGTTTGCGGTGCTTGAGAGTTAATCGAGGCCTAACAAGGCAAGGTGAGGCAAGGCCCGGTCAGGCTCGGCGTGACCGGGCGAGGCCTGGCGTGGCAGAGTTTGGCGTGGCGTGGCTTGGCGGGGCGAGACGTAGCCGGGCCGGGTCAGGCGTGGTAAGGCGCGGCTTGGTTTGGCGCGGCGCGGTAAGGCCGAGTCAGTCGTGGCTAAATGAGACTTGACTAGGCGAGGCAAGGCGTGGTTAGGCAAGGCGAGGCAAGGTGCGGCCTGGTCGAGGTAAAACGAGATAAGGATAGCTCGTCTTACCTCGACCAGGCATGGCGGGGCCAGGCCGGGCATAGCTTGGCTGGGCGTGACACGGCATGGCCTGGTCAAGGCAAAAGCAAGACATGGATAGCTTGTCTTGCCCCGATCAGGCGGGGACGGGCCCGGCGCGGCGGGGCAAGGCGGGGCACGGCGGGGCACGGCTCGGCCTGGTCGAGGTAAGGTGAGATATGAATAGCTCGCTTTGCCTCGGCCAGGTACGGCTGTCGAGGCAAGGCGTAGCCCGGCCCGGCTTGGCGGGGCTTGGCGTAGCGTGGCTTGGCGGGTCGCGGCGGGGTGCGACGCGGTCTGGTGAGGTGAGGCTTGACTTGGTTAGGCGTGGCGGGGTCGGGTATGGCAAGGTACGGCCTGGTCAAGGTAAGGTGAGACAAGGATAGCTCGCCTTACCTTGACCAGGTGCGGTAGGGCTCGGCGGGGCGGGGCCTGGCGCGGCGCGGTAGGGCCAGGTTCGACCGGGTATGGCTCGACTTGGTGTGGCTTGGCGGGGTCAGACGAGGCGAGGCCCGGCGCGGCACGGCAAGGCCTGGCGGGGTGTGGCTCGGCCCGTCGCGGCCCGGTATGGCCAGGGTCGGCCGGGCACGGATCGGCTTGGTGGGGCTTGGTGGAGCAGAACAGGGCATGGCGGGATAAGGTTCGGTAGGGCTGGGCCTGGTCGAGGCTAGGTGAGATATGGATAGCTCACTTTGCCTCGACTAGGTACGGATCAACGTGGCATGGCTCGGCAGAGCACGGTGCGGCTCGGCGGGGCGAGATATGGTCAGGTGGGACCTGGCGCGGCGTGGTAGAGCGTGGCTCGGCCAAGCGGCTAGGCTTGGTTAGGCATGCCCCGACGTGGCGGGGCGGGGCTGGGCCTGGCGTGGCTTGGCGGGGCAAGGGCGGGCATGGCGAGGCATGGTAATTTTCTACATGCCCGGTTCGCAACAAACCGGGCATATCTTTCAAACAAACTGAGGACATTTAATGGAAATCGAACTCCCATTTCCACCGTCGGTCAACCACCTATGGCGACGTGTCGGAAATCGCACAATCATAAGTCGTAATGGTCGTGCTTTTTGTCGGGCAGTTCATGCTGCCCTCATTGCCCAAGGCGTGAAACCAACTACCGGTCGATTAGCAGTTACGATCGATGTACACCCACCAGACAATCGTAGACGTGACCTCGACAACGTCATGAAGGCACTGCTGGATGCGCTACAGCATGGCGGCGCCTATGCGGACGATGGCCAGATTGACGAGCTTCATATTCACCGTAGTGAATGCATCCCTGGTGGCCGAGTACGCGTTCGAATCGAACCACATCCTAATTCTGAGACGGCTAAGTCTGAAGACACACTGTCAGACGTGCCCTCAGGCAAAAAGCCACGCACTTGTCTGAAGTGTGGTACACTTTTCCTCTCGGCCGGCCCCGGGAATCGCATTTGCCCACCATGTCGGAGTGAAAATGATCGGCTGGGACTTACCGAATCGATGGTGAAAAAGCAACGCGGGGAGAAACGCCGCAAACCGGATATGCTCGATGGAGATGCCACATGATAACTCTACGAGATTACCAACAAGCAGCTGTCGAGGCGGTCTACGACCATCTAAGGACACGAGATGACAACCCATGCGTTGTCATTCCCACCGCTGGTGGTAAGACACCAGTCATTGCTACGATCTGCCGGGATGCGGTCACGCTCTGGAATGGTCGCGTCTTGATTCTTGCTCATGTCAAAGAGTTACTTGAGCAAGCTGCAGATAAGCTGAGGACAATTTGCCCTGAAGTGCCGTATGGTATCTACTCAGCCGGTTTGAAGCGACGCGATACAGAGCATCCAGTCATCATCGCTGGTATCCAGTCGGTATACCAGCGGGCTGAAGAGTTAGGCGCGTTTGACCTGGTCTTGATCGACGAGGCGCACCTCATCCCAGCTGACGGTGAAGGCATGTATCGGACCTTCTTAGCTGAGGCTAGGAAGATCAATCCGAACTTACGCGTCATCGGCTTCACGGCGACACCGTATCGCCTCGATTGTGGGTACATCTGTACACCAGATGGTATCCTCAACCATGTCTGTTATGAAGTTGGAGTTCGGGAGCTGATCGTCCGTGGTTATCTTTGCCAGTTAGTCAGCAAGGCCGGCAAAACGAAGGTGGACACCAGCGGGCTACACGTCCGGGGCGGGGAGTTTATCCCAAGCGAAGTTGAGGCCTTGATGGACGACGACCAGCTTGTCGAGGCCGCCTGTGCTGAGATTGTCGAGCAAACACAAAACCGACGTGCCGTGTTGATCTTTGCCTCTGGGATCAAGCATGGCGAACACATTGTGCGTGTCATGCGAGAAAAGCATAACATCGAGTGTGGCTTCGTTACTGGCGAGACACCGAATGAAGAACGGAATCGAACAATTTCTCGATTTCGTGATCAAGAATGGATACGCCAACTGCAAATTGACTACGGAGTTAATGTTGCTCCTGAGCCATTGAAGTATCTCTGCAACGTCAACGTGCTGACCACCGGGTTCGACGCGCCGAACATCGACTGTGTAGTGCTGCTACGACCAACGATGTCACCTGGTCTCTACTACCAGATGGTCGGTCGTGGCTTCCGCTTGCATCCGGGCAAGCGGAACTGTTTGGTGCTTGATTATGGTGGCAATGTGCTACGACATGGACCAGTCGATCAGATTCGAGTAAAGACTCGTACTACTGGCGGTACAAGCGAGGCTCCGGCGAAAGAATGTCCACAGTGCCACGCATTGATTGCTGCTGGATATGCGAGGTGCCCAGACTGTGGCTATGAGTTCCCACCGCCGGAGCGGAGTAATCATGACGCTAAGGCATCGACTGCTGCTGTGCTCTCTAGCCAAGTGACGATCGAGAAGTATACCGTTCATGATGTGTACTATAGCGTGCATGTCAAGCGTGGCGCTGCTGAAGGCGCGCCGAAGTCGCTACGGGTTGATTACAAGATCGGCTGGCGCCGCTGGAAGTCGGAATGGGTATGCCTGGAGCATGAAGGCTACGCTCGACAGAAGGCAATCGCCTGGTGGAAGCGAAGATCATATCATCCAGTACCATCAACAGTGGATGAGGCGGTCGCTATTGCTCGTGCTGGTGGTCTTGCTCCGACACGTGAGATCACCATACGTAGTGTTGTCGGTGAAGAATTCGACCGAATCATCGACTACGAACTGGGACCGATTCCTGAACCGGCTAACGACAAACTCTTAAGCGATGCTTGCCCTCGGTGTGGTAGTGAGCATCGATTGTGGGTCAGAGGGAACGGCCCGCATGCGGCTAGGGAAGAGTGCGCTAAATGTGGCCGATTCTTCCGGTGGGTTTCGAAATCTGAAGTTACTGAGGATAAAGACTACCTCATCTTCGACCACAAAGAGGATCAGCCTAACGATGTCCTGAACTTTCCATTTGGTAACAATGTGGTTACCACAGAGGAGGATATTCCATGGTGAACTACCAAAAAGCGCCGTTTCCTTGGTTTGGTGGGAAAAGCCAAGCCGCGCCACTAGTATGGAGTCTGCTAGGCGATGTAGCACATTATGTCGAGCCATTTTTTGGTTCGGGCGCAGTATTGCTTAATCGGCCACATCCATGCAACCGTCAATACTACAGCGAAACTGTTTGTGATGCGGACGGCTTCCTTGTGAATGCCTGGCGTGCGATTCAATTTCACCCCGAAGAGACTGCACGCCACGCGTCGTGGCCAGTGGTGGAACTCGATAAATACGCACGACAAATTGCCGTATTGAAATGGCGCACTGAAAAACACTGGGAACTATTAGCTGGTACGCCGGATTGGTGCGATCCAAAAATCGCCGGCTGGTGGCTATGGGGTGTATGTGCCCAAATTGGCATGTTTACCGGCCAGGGTGCATGGACAGTCGATCCAATAAGTGGCCGTATTATCAAATGGAGAGATATTCAAGAAAATGACCAGTCGCATAAATTTGGTGTAGCCAGGAACCGACCACAACTAACCAGCAATGGCCTAGGTGTGAACAGGCCGCAGCTACGTGAACCGGGAGTGCTGTCAGATTCGCCGAATAATGAATTTCATCCGATGACGATGCCTGAACTGATTCGATGGTTCCAGTGGTTATCGGCGAGGCTTAGGCATGTTCGCATTGTGCATGGGGACTGGAAGCGTGTATGCACAACTGGGGCGGCATGGACCCTACCAGTCCGGCAAGGAAAGGGTCAAGCTGGGGTGTTTCTTGATCCGCCATATTCTAAAGACGTTAAACGAAGCGATAATATCTACTTTGCTGACTCCAAATTAGTAGCATACGAGGTTCATGAATGGTGCAAAGAATGGGGCGACAACCCCAAATATCGTATCGTTCTCGCTGGCTATGACATTGAACATGCTGAGCTAGAGTCGCACGGTTGGCGTGTCTACGAATGGTTTAAGCCAGGCCATCTTAAAGGCGGCATGGGGAAAACTAAACGAACGAATAGCCCGGCACCAGGTGGTCAGCAACACCGCGAACGATTGTGGGCATCGCCTCATTGTCTAATCCCATCAGGAGACCCAAAAGCTAATCAGAAATCAATATTTGACTAAGGGGAAGCTATGGCATCGAATGATCTTCTGACGGCTGCACTCTACTATGCTGAGCTTGGCTATCGCGTCTTCCCGTGTATTCCGGGTACCAAGAAGCCGATCACTGAGCACGGCTTCAAAGACGCCACGACTAATCCTGAGCAAATCGAGCGCTGGTGGGCACAACACCCACTAGCCAACATCGGTATTCCGACCGAGGGCCTGCTAGTCGTTGACATCGACGGTGCAGACAACCCCTGGCCCGGCGATCCCGAGCGGGCTGCCGACCTAGCTAAAGCTGGTGCTGTTGCCATGACACCACGCGGCGGCCGGCATTACATATTCCGCCGACCCGATGGCAAGCACTGGAAGTGCTTGACTGGTAAACTTGCCCCCGGTGTCGATATTCGCACCAACGGTGGCTATATCGTAGTCGCACCATCAGAAACTGAAGACGGGGCCTATACCTGGGCTCCGGGGCTGGAACTCGACGATCCACCAGAGCGTCTCCCTGAGCCGTCAGCATGGCTAACCACGTTGCTAGACAATCTGTCGCACAAAAAATTTTCGTCAGACTCCGATGGAAACACAATCCCACAAGGCATCCGCAACGATGCCCTGACAAGTCTAGCCGGACACATGCGCCGTATCGGCATGACTCGCGCTGAGATTGCAGCCGCACTGCGCCAAATCAACAGAGACAGGTGTATACCACCACTACCACAGCATGAAGTTGAGGGCATCGCTACTAGTGTTGCGAAGTATACACCAGACCAAATTGCGACCGCCATGGCTGAAGGACACTGGGATCAATTGATACGAGGGCAGATACCACAACTTGCTCCCGTCAGTCTCGCTGACCTCATCACAAACTATCCTGACTTGCGAAAACCAGTGATTCACGGCTTACTGCGACAAGGCGAGACGATGAATATCATCGCCGCTCCTAAAATCGGTAAGTCCTGGCTAGTTACTGACTTAGCACTATCAATCGCAACCGGTCGTCCTTGGCTCGACACCTTTCAGACTGACCCTGGGAATGTCCTCATCATTGATAACGAGCTCCACAGTGAGACTTCAGCTCATCGCATTCCTCAGGTTGCTACAGCTCGAAGAATCGATCTAGCTGAAGTCGGTGATCGTGTCTACGTTCAGAATCTACGCGGTCACTGGCAAGACATCTTTTCGTTGGGGGCATACTTCCGATCGCTGGAGGCGGGGCGTTATCGTGTGGTCATCCTCGATGCTATGTATCGCCTGATGCCAAGGGATGCAGATGAGAATGATAACGGCACGATGTCTAACATTTACAACGCTATCGATCGCTACGCTGACCTGTTAGGCTGCTGTTTTGTGCTGATTCACCACAGCACCAAAGGGAGCCAATCTGGCAAGGCGATTACTGATGTGGGGGCAGGCGCTGGGGCACAGTCACGAGCTACAGATACGCACCTTATCTTGCGCCCTCATGAAGAGAATGACGTAGTCGTGCTTGAAGCTGCGGTACGATCCTGGCCACCAGTCGCACCGCGTTGTCTCCGCTGGACGTATCCAGTCTGGACAGTCGATGATACACTTGACCCGACATCGTTGCGAGGGGAGCGGGCTAAGCGAAGACGCAAAGTCGAGCCGACGGATGAAGCAGAACAACCTGAGCTCACCTGGGACGCGCACCGATTCGTGGCGGCGTTCGTGTCGGATAAACCCAAGACACGCGATGTGATCCTAGCTGAGGCAAATACCGCCGGCCTGTCTGATTGGAAAGCTAATCAGCTATTACGACGCGCCGAAACACTCGGCCTAATCTATCGCTGGACAACCGGACGTAACCGCCC